GCTCCAGCAAGATACTCATCATCTCGTCTAGAATCTTTTAATCCAACTGGTATAAGAGTTTTAGATGGATCAACAGTAGTAACTACTCTTTTACCTTTTATCCAAGAAATGAAATTTAGAATATCCATTATTAATTAATTACCATAAAGTGTACCTTAACTACATTATTTAATGCAGCATTTCCACCATTTGAAATAACAACTCTAAAAGCTCCAGCAGCAATGTCTGAAACACCTAAAACAACAATACCTGTTGCAGCTTTATCATATTCAGCAGATACAATAATTCTAGATGTAGAAGTTACATTAGAGTTAATTACTGTAAAATATGTTTTAGCATTTGCTGCTAATGTTGAAGATACAGAAGTAATTACACCATTAAAAGTATTTAAAGTTACAGTTGTTGTAATAGAAGTTAATTGAGTTACTGTACCTTTATTGTATAATGCTTGTAAAGGAGTCGCATCTACTGCAAGTGGTAACCAACCATCATCTCTACTTGGATCTTTAGCTCCAATTGCTAATAGATTTTGTGTATCAGTTGGTAAAGTTGTTCTGTAGTTTCCGGCTTTGATCCAAGAAATAAAATTTAAAATGTCCATGATTTTTAGTTTTAATAAATATATACTATAATATACAAAAAAAATATTACATAACAAAAAAATCCCCAGATATAATCCGGGGACTTAACAGTTGCCTTGTTGAATATAATGGAGTTATAGAATTAGGCAACTATATATCCTAAAAAGAACATAATAGCTAGCATTAACATAATAGCTATGTTGCTCAATTGTCTTGCTGCAGTATCCTCTTCCCATATGTGATATGTATGGTTATAGAATGGTTTAGTTAAATTAATAGAACTCAACCATAAGAACGCTACAAACATGAGAGTTAAAATAAGCAGTATAGTTTTAAATACTATCATAGTGAATCTATTCTTCTTTGTAAATATACTAAAGCTTTTTGTAAATCCTCTTTTTCAGTAGATTTATTTTTCTTTCCTGCTCTTGCAATATACTTAATTACATTACCAAGATAGAAATCTTTATCTAACTCCCAAGCCTCTAGTACATTAAACACCTCATAGGGGTTGTCTTTGCCGCCATAATAGTCTGGTCTAGGTATATCAGATAAGTCTACTATTCTTTTTTTTAAGTTACTACAAAGTGTTCCATTGATATCTGTCTTTGGTGTATCTTGAGTCCAAACTTTTGTAATAGTAGAACTGTAAGTAGGGTAATCATCATGAGTTATATTCACCATGACTTACCAGATTATAACTACATCTCCTTCAGTAAGAACCAACTTAGTCTCTCCATCAATATCAATACGCTCAACTACTTCTAAGTTAAGTGCACTTGTTCTGACATAGACTTGGTCTCCCACAGCTACTTCTTCTACTTTATCACCAATTGCAAACACTGTTAGTTTACTCCACATCTTAACTGCTTCAGCCATGATTGTTTCTTCATCCTTAGCACTCAGCTTTATAGATGATTCTTTTCTTTTAGGAATACTTAATAATATTGTTCTTCCTCTTAACTTTTTAAACGGTATACTCATTTTTTTAAATTACATTGTTATTACTTTCACTACTGCCATTTGTGCATTGACTATCTCGCCCACTGCATGATCAAATAACAAACTCTTTGCTGCACTCTTAGTATCTTCGGTATATCTACGTTTCAAGATCTCAGCCATTTCTGCAGCTAGTTCTTTTACTTTACGTACATCTTCATCTTTGTGTAGATTCTCCGGATTTATTCCTGCAATTAGTTCCCCAAAATGTGGGATCCTTGTTTCTTTAAATGCTACTTGTTGTTCCTGTTCCATATATTTATCAAATTTAATTCTTGCTTCTAAGTTAGTTTTAGACTCTGCTGTTATTTTGTTCCATATTTCTAACTGTTGTGTTGTCATATCACAGTCTCGTATGTTAGATCAAAGATGTCTTCTCTGCAAGGATAGAATTCTCCTTTAACTCCTTTGATTACATAATCACCTATTGCTGCTGACATATCTCCTTCTAGAGTTGTGATAACCAGATCTTTTGTTTTACCACTTGATGTAATATAACATCTAGAACAAAAGTTTAAGATCTCTATATTGTTTTCACTTGTCCACTGGACTGCCTGAATAACTAATGGTTTCTTTTTATAGAATGTCATGACTGTTGGTTTGTACAAATATAAAAAATATTTTTAAATAAAAAAGTCTGGGCTTTCAACTTCAGACTTTTTCTGTGTAAACCTTTAAAAAAACACAAGCACTATGAATAATGCTTCAACAAATATATAACTTATTTGTTTACTCTACCAAATGTAATATTATTTTTTACTCTAATATCTTTGTGTGCATACTGCCACATCTCTCCAGTATCATTTATGATTACAGTATAGATTGTATCTGTCTCATGACCATAGTCTGTGACTAACCAAATTATGCCTGGGCCTTTAGGGGTAATAACGTCCACCCTGTTTCTTGGTTCATAGATCATAGTTCTCAATTTTTATTCTTTCATCTCTAGCTACTAAGGTAGTATATAACTTAATATCAGTTGACCATTCTTTACCTGTCCAGAATTCAAACCCTGGATAGTTAGATTTATATTTGCAACAGTCTTCATATCCACCAAGTAAATATACATACTCGCAACCTAATAGTTTAGCTGTTTCACATTCTATCATTTGAGCTACTGAGCCTAAAGATAATTTTGGATCTGCATAATCCCAGATAAATTGATATGCCACAAACTGGGTATCATATTGTTTATACAAACTTATCCCTATCAGCTTATCTGTATGATACTCTATAACAGAACAATCCTTAAATGATTCTAGTTTGATATCTCTTTTAAAGTTATGGTACTTACAATACTTTTCATGTAGCTCTTCATACTGTTCTAGATCAGCCAAGACATTTCCAGATTGTGCTATAATTTTTTTGGATAACTTCTTAGTAGTCTTAGTTGGTTTATATAATGCTAAGTCTATCCGGGTACTGCGCTCATTATACCACTTGCCTTCCCAGGGAATCCATCCTTCCTTTAATGCATCTACAGAAGATTCATTAGACTCAAGTATTCCATAGGCACAGTTGACTATGACCTCAAGATTACTAACTTTACCAAATCCAGAGATATGATCAAAGAATATTTTCATTTAATTCCAGAATCTATTACTGGGATAATTGTTCCCACTGGATAAAATGCTCCAACTGGTGCTTGTGTAATAGAGGTCTGTCCTTTATGAACTCTTAATGCTCTTCTCAAAGGTACGGCAGCTTCATTAAGTGGACCATAACATTTAACTAATGTTACTCCGTTAACTTCTTTCCAAACTTTACATGGCATACAGAACATGTTGCTCATTCCACCACCTATTGTATCGGAAACAACAAATGATCTATTTACTGTAGGTAGAGTTTCCCAGGTTGGTGCTTGTGGAAGTGAATCTGAGTACCAGAAGAAAGACCATACTGTACTATCTGTTCCATCCGGAGATACTGTAGGATCAGGAACCAAGAATCTATTACCAATAGATGGACCATCTAATACTGGACATACGGCACATCCTTCAATAAATGTTCTTCCTTGAACTGTGATTAGATTACCTGTAGGTTCAGCTGATGATGCAGCACATAATGCAAACTTACCTTTATAAATGTAAACAGCCTGAGTTTGGGTATATGCTAAACTGGATGCTGTTAGTAATAGTGTTAAGATTAAATTTTTCATATTATATATTTTTAAGTTATATACAAAGGTATAATATATTAGCCATAAGTGGTCATATAAGGGTCAAAAGTATAATATAATGTCCATTATAAACCACATTAACTTGTGATTCTGGGGTCAATGATGGATATATCCACCACTAAATCTATTTAAAATCACATTATAATGTACCTTATCGGGTATAAATTTAAGGCTATTGTATTCTATTACACCCTATAGGGTATATTTTTGTAAGGTTATAACCTGATGCTGGGGGTACCTAACGTCAGGCTATACCCTGAAATTTTTACCTAATTGTCTAAACACTATTGATATTCTTTTATGTTCTAATCTTTCTATGCTGTGTTTCCAATGTGTTCTGTATAGTCCCTTAAGTTGTATAACAGATCTTGAAGGTAAGATTATACTTTCTCTTTTTGTTCCGTAGGTTAGAATAAGTTTTGCATCTGACAACAAACTCAATATAGTTATTACAGGTCCGGCATCTGCTTTATCTATATGTGGGGTCATACTGTCTCCTGGATAATAAGTATTTATAGTTACATCTTCTGGCAAAGCATCTAGTATCTTTTGATCTATTAACTTATAACATAGATCTAGTAGGTAGTCCGGAATAGGATCTAACTTCTCATTACCATATATAGAGTTACCATATCTTATTAGAGTTCTATCATTAGATACCTTACTGTCTTTTTCAGCTTTTGCCAGAGACTCTAATAAAGCTAGTTCTTCTTCTATAGATATAACATTAAGTATAGGTGCTGGTACCATATTATTTTCTAGTGAAGAAACTTTTCTTTGGGGATTCTACTTTAGTAGTCTTTAGTTTTTCTATAATCTTGTTTGCTTCATCTTCAGCAAATGTTATTACCTCTTCTTCCTTATCAGTAATCTTCCAGTTATTAAGTAAGATACTCATGTGCATAGTCTCATGCATAATAGCGGTAGCTTTCTCTGTAACATTATACTTTTTAAAGGTACCCATGTTTAAAAACAAGAATGGTTTGTAAGGAGCTTTAGCAGTTAACTTTTTATCTGCAGGATCATAGTTAGTTAATCCATATATGTAAACACCATTACCAACAGTCTTATCTACTTCTTCTGCTTTAGCATCTGCACGGTTAAGACCATGCATTTCTGGGACTTTATAATAGTCAAAGATCTCAGTGGCATCATTGCCTACTAAGAGTATGTACTTACCCATGTCTATCTTCTTCATATACTAATATACTTATTATGTCACAAATATACAAATAACTGTGACATTCTATTTTGTAAAGTATAAGTTACATAATATGTAAAGTATGTCGCAAATATAGTAGATTCTTGCGACACAATCTGTAACAAATATAGATGAAATTTGTGACAATAAACTATATGCAAAAGCAGTGGCACTGTACCTATCCTTTGGGGTAAGGTGAAACACTATATGTACTTGCATATAGCCAACCCCCCCGGGCATTTTACCAAGGTTGTACCCCCCCAGAATGTCAAGTTTATGGGACTAAAAACTGGACAAAAGTATTTGAAAACATAGTATGTTAGGCGTTATGGTGGGTCCTTACCACAGCACGCCCCCCCACGCTGGAGCTGGGTGGTACCCCCTGTGTCTGAGAGGGGACAGATCCTGTATGAGACTGTGACAAAAGATTTTCCTGCTGTGGGAAACAACACCGCTTGTAACTTTACTTGAACTTTAAATTTGAAGACTATGATAAAATCTATTCAGTATGTATCTCTATCTCTCTTGCTAACTATCTTTCTGGAAGGTATGTTATCATTAGGTAGTGCATTTAACTTCTCTAATTATAACGCGTTTGCTTGGATAGCTCAAGCTGTTATAGTTACCGCTGCTGTAACAACTGCATTAAGAATCAAAGATGAAGAAGGGAGTTAATCCCTTTTTCTTTTCACCGCTTTTAACTCTCATTGAATTCTAAAACCTATGTCTTATGGAAAACATTATGATTACCTTGAATGCAAGTAATTGCAGCGCTAAAGCTATTAGCCAAAGAAACAATGTATTGGTTAACATCTTTATACCTGATGGTAGTGCACCTATTTCAGCTGTAATGAACAAGAAGCACTTTAACCAAATCAGTGCAAGAGGTGAAGTACAAGGAAGATTGCGTGATACTGATGATGGACTAATCATCTTTGAAGGCTTTAGCTTTAACTAAGAATAAGGGGGTAATACCCCTTTTCTTTTGTAAAAGAACCATACTGCTTATCTCCGCTTTTAACTACAATGGATTATTAATTAAAACTTAAGTCTTATGAACAAAATTATTGAAGTAGCCTTAACAGGCAAATTTGGTGCTGAAGCAGTAACCAATTTAATGGAAGTAATAGGTGCAACTTGCAATCCTGAGATGGCAGCAGAAATCCTTTTAGGGGTGTATGTAAAGCCGGAAATTCCTAACACTATTTTTGAAAACAATACCAAAAAAACTGTAGTTAGTGTTGACTATTGGGATGGTAATGTTAGGTATTCTTATGAAGAGGAAGTAACAAAACATATTTATGTTGATACTAACCTTGACACAAGCATACTTACTCTTGAGAACTATATGGAATATGAAAAACAGTATGAAGATGCTGACAGAAAATCATTCCGTTTACTAACAGGAGAAACAAGAACACAGCAAGCAAATACTTCTATAACTAATTGGTTATGTGAAGATGCAAAAAACTATGAATTGGCTGTGTAAGAATAAGGGGAGAAATCCCCTTTTCTTTTTTGTCTCCACCGTGTGGAGCAAGTAGACTCAGAGCCTGATAATGAGGCACTTAGAAAAAGACCCATAATGCTTAGAACCATACTCAATTGCTGCGCAAGGCTTGTTGTTCACCGCTTGTAACTGTAAGGGATTATTGTTTTATTATTAACTTAAATTTTTAGCTATGGCAAAATTTGATTTTAAAGTTGAGAGCAATCCCAACACAGGTGAAAAAATGTTGGTATCATCAATGCAAGGAGAATTAATCTCTATTGCTAATGAGCCAATGAACAATGTAAAAGGAACTGCCTTTTATCCTGCTACTGTTGCATTTGAAGATGCACAAGGCAAGATAGCAAAGCGTGGTTGTTTGGTTTACAAAAGTAATTTTGATTATGGAATGTCCGTAGGTACTACCTATTTGGGCAAGATTATCAAGGTTGCAGGTAAATTACCATTACTTGTTCTTTCTCACTTAGACAGAGCGTCTCAAGCATCTGATGATGACTTCGGGATTGATATGTCTTTGTTGGAAGTTGTTGACTTTGATAAGGTATCAAAGAAATAACAAACTTGGGTTTAACCTCTACACGGAATGTGTAGGGGTTTTTCTTTTATAGTTAAGAACCATTGTGTATGTTCCTGCGGAACAGGCTTGTTTGCTCCGCTTGGAACTGTTGGGGAGTGGTAGAGAACTGTTCATTACACGGTCATAGTAAGTCATAGTAACTTACTTGTATTAATTAGTACTTAACAGTTGTAAATCAAGGAGTTATGTGGGTGAGAATTACATTAACTAGCATACTATCCTTAGTTTTTAGTATCATACACCTTAGCAGAATAACTGTATACAGTATATACTTAATATATTTATATAGCTAACTTATCACTCATACATTAACTTGTCTTATTACTCTCTCTCTCTATATATACTCTTCTATTACTATTACCTTATAGGGGAAGAATTAGAACAGAGTATTAGTCTCCGGATTTAGTTTGACGGTCATAGTTAGACAAATTTATTAGAAACCCTTAAACCCTTATATATGAAAAATTATGCTTTAGTATTCTGTACTATGTTTACCTTATTCCTACTCTTAGGAACTATTATCCTTTTTGTAGATAGTGCCTTTATAGGTGGATTGATTATCTCTTTATCTGCATTAGGTGCTACTTCTTCTTTGTTGTTATATGACAATGAAAGATTATTGTCTCCCGGATTTGTTTTCAAATACAAATGGCAAGATGATTTACTATTCTTAACTGCGGTCATAGTAACAGGTTTTACATTTATATTCCTGTTCTTATGTTAAAGTTATTCTTTATGTGGCAAGTACTCACAGGTGTGATTGTACCACAAGATGATGTTGATGGCAGAACTATATACTCTATTCCTACTGTTGGGATAGAGTATGCTTATAAGACAGAGATTATCCGGTATCTTGAAACCGGTACTTTTCAGTATGATGAAACCTTAGATGATAAGGTTGATTTATCTATCTTTAAAAAATAATAGTATGTTATACCGTACGTTAACGGTGCAGATATAGGAGTATGCCATGAGAGTCCATGGGTAGGTGAACCTCTGTAACATTATTATTTAATCTTTTAAAACTATTTACTATGACATTTGAAGATTTAGTATTTGAAAAAGATGATGAAGAACAAGCAGTTTTGCAGTGGATGGATCCAGCAGAACATGCTCATCATTTTTTTGATAACCATTATGGTGTATCAGTAATCCGTGGTCCTTATTCACATGGAGGTAGAGAAGGACTATATGAACTTGCTGTATTATATATGGCTCCTGAAGATGAGTATTCAGAGTTAGTATATGATACTCCGGTTACTAATGATGTTGAAGGACATCTAACTCCGGATGATGTAACTAGACTGATGAAGGAAGTAGAAGCACTTCCACCAAGAAATTAATACATTTAGTACATCAGCTGTAAATAACTGAGGGGGAGTTTTTAACCTTTGCACTCTATACAGTTTACATACAAGTAGTGATTCACTAGCTTGAGGGGGTTGTTGATGTCAAGCAAAGTCGTAATGTACCATTCCTGATTCCCAAGGTCAGGTAGTTGTAATCACACAGAGCGTCTCCTTCTAAATTAATAGAGGATGTGATGAATATTGGTCTTGAGTACAGCCAATAACAACTAAGTACAGAGGGACAACCTTAAAGATTATAATTTTATCATTCTATTCTGATTTGCAAGTCAGTTTAGTATGAGAAAGCCATTCCTATTGACTATGTAGGGATTTGCAGGTAAGAGTCCTGATTTAAGTACACAATATTGTTACCCTCAGAGTTTAGATGCTCATGGTGTGTGCGTTAAGTTTCCTTGTGGAACTACTGAAACAATAGGTCAGCTCTCGTGACCATAGGATAAACCAGCAATGGTATAAAGTGATATGTTGGTAACATATTGCGCAGGAGTAATCCTGTCTACTGAAGAGTATTGTAACTACCTACATTTTGGTGTGCTAGTGGCCTAACGGTTGATGCATAGAGATGTAGACTTTCTAACAGGTAGGAAGTTGAGGCAGAAATGCCAATAGAAAGTGCAATAGATAACAATAGTACATCTTGCCAAGATGGAAGTTGTTATTAGTGAGATGTTCCGTATGCTACTAGAAATAGTGTGTATTTACATCAAACAGTAAGTAAGCTTGGCAGCTTAAAGCAGAAGGAAGTTGTAACTAAACTACTCAAAAGGTAGCATGTTACATAAAGTTTGAACTACTTCTTTCATTCTCCTGAACCGCATCTAAACTTAAAAATTTATGACGCAAAAAATGTTCGGACACTTATTAGTGAAAATGCTCTTATTCTACTGCAATATGTAGATACAGAAGACCCGCAAGGTTTATGTAAAGGGACTGATTAATATCTTAACTAGCAGGGTGCAACCTGTGAATCTCGCAAGGAAGTTGGTATGAAAAGAAACTTATGGCACTAATATGGACAAGTATGATGATACTATAAATCATTGAGCATGTTGTTTACTTGTAGAAATACAAGTGTGTATACATAGAGGAAACTCTTAATGATAACAACATGAAAGGTCAAATACTCAGCCTTTCAAATAGTAATGCACCATTTCTACTTCCCAAGGGTAGACAGTTGTAATGTAAGGCTAACAAGCTTAAGAGCCAGAAATGGAACAAACTCTATGTTACAACTGAGTGCAGAGGGATATCTGATTATTCACTTAAATTATTCAAGACATGAATTCAAAAATCAAAACATTTTATACTGACAAGCAAGTATGCTTTGACAGTATCCGTGAGAGTTCATACTCTCAATCTCCATTGAAACCTCATTTATTAATGAACAGGTTTCAAGAAACAGGTTATAGTAACTTGTTAGACATTGATGGTTCTTTTGAACCTATCAAGAAAGAAGACTTTTACATTGCTCACACAAAAGAATATGTTGAGAATGTATATACCGGAACAGGTAATTGCAGAAGTAATTCTATACCTTGGTCTCAAAACTTAGTAGATAGTTTACCATATACTACAGGTTCATTGTATGCTGCTAGTAAGTATGCTATTGAACATCCTGAAACTATATGTCTTGCTCCAATATCAGGAATGCATCATGCACAACCTGAACGTGGTAGTGGATTCTGTACTTTCTCAGGTCAAGTAGTATCTGCTATTAAAATCTATCAAGAAACAGGTAAAGTTTGTGCTTATCTTGACCTTGACGGTCATTTTGGTAACAGTATTGAAGACACAAGAAAGTTTAATCCTCTATTGAATAAAGCAATCCCTATTGGGTGTAACATTAACCCTGATGGTGCTAATTCTCAATATGTATCTTCCTTTATAGAATCACTTGATAAGTTAGGTACAAAAGTACTTAATGGTGAAGTTGATTATGTTGTATTTGCACATGGTGCAGATTCACATGAAGATGATGATCTACATGGTCAGAATGGTACAGAGTATTGGATTATGTGTGCTGAGAAATTTGCTGATTGGGTAAACCGTATGTCTCACCTTTTAGGGAGAAAGTTGCCGGTAGTTCTTGCATTGTTTGGAGGTTACCGCAAAGATGACTATAATACAGTCCTTGATTTGCATATCAAATCTATCTTGACTTGTAGTAATAGTATCTACGGTCAAAATACTCCAGATACTTTGAAAATTAAAAGAAAAGCAAGCAGAGTATATTAAAAAACAACCTTACTAGTTACGGTGAAACTAGGTATGATTAAAAATTATGATTAAATTTACATTATGACAAAGAAAATGAGCTTGATTGCAATAACATATCTTATTGTAATCATAACAATCAGTATTTTACTAGGAAGTTGTGGAAGTTCTCATGCTACATGTGATGCATATAGTCAAGTGAACATAGAAAAACCAAATGATACTGCATCTAAATAATTAATTGGTTTATTTGATAAGGTAAAGAGCTGAATGTAACAATTCGGCTCTTTTTTTTTAAACAACTTTAAATGTATAACTATGTTAAACAAAAAAACTAAAAGGCTATTAAAGCTAAGAGCAGAAGTACAAGAAAGATTGGATAGTATCCATGATACTGATGCAGATCCCAATGTTAAAGCAATCTATCAATCAGATTTACAATTTAGGATTGTACAAATTGAAGATGAAATTAATTTTGAAAAAACAATGTGGCCATTCAAGGCAACATTAGTAGGATTTGTGATTGCAGTGGTTGCAATTGCATTATATTTTTTAACTATAAAACAGTAAAAATGACTGAAAAGAAAAAAGTTGGGAGACCAAAGAAAACATCTACAATTGTTCAAGAACCTAAGCCAGGTAGTGCTGCTGCTCAAAGACTTGAATTAGCAATGTTATATCAAAGAATTGAGGCATTAGAGTTCATGGAAACAGAGTTTGATAAAATGCATGCTCAAGTTGTTCAAAGTTTGAATGCCCAATTAAATGAGGCATATGATCAACATACTTATATGTTAACTACTGTAAGTAATCAATTAAGTTATCTTATTCAACATTTAGCTAACATAGAATATCATGCAGGAAGTTTAACATTGCAAGATGTAGAAGGTTCAGTTGATGTATTATCAAGAATAATGCATAACAAGTTTGCTAAAAACTTACATCAAGAAGAAATTTAATATTTCTTTGGTTCTGTAGCTCAGTTGAATAGAGCACTGCCCTTCTAAGGCATAGGTCCTTGGTTTGAATCCAAGCGGAATCACAGTTGCGTTTGCCCATGACCGTATTGAACAGATAAAAGGCAAGATAGTCTGTTTATTTTATTTATTTACTTAAAACTTATACTATGTTAGGAAAACTATTTAAGAGAAAGAAAACATTAAAGTCTTCAACGGCTTTAAAATTATGTATTGTTGATGATACAACTTCAGATTTATGGGTTACTTTGGGTATCACAGATGAGAGAAGAGATGAAATTATTGCATTGTGTAAAGATGCATATAACTTACATAACACTAAAACAGGTAGTTATGAACAGATTGTAGACAAGTGTAATCATATTAATGAAGTTATCACAGCTTGTATAATCTTTGAAAGATATTGTGATATGCAGGACAATCCCTTAGCAGGTTTAATGAAAATGTTTAGCCGTGAAGATGATTAGTAATGTACTAGGTTTTGATTTTAATCTAGAGCTTATTGACCAGGAAGGTCAGTTAGTTAAGACAGGTATTAGAAGTACTTGTCTACCTAAAACTAATGAACTACCAAAAATTGGTAACAATTTTGGAAATACTAAGTGGTTTACTAATTTTAATAACGGTCTATTACAAAAAATTAAAGACCATAAAAGATTAAATACATGAAAGTATCTGTAAATTATGAAGACTCCGATGTTGCTAAAGCATTGGAGTCTATTATTAAACATCCTAATGGTGCAGAGTTTGTAAGATTACTTACTCCTATGCTATGTAATAGTAGTGAAGCTATACAACATTTCTTTAAGTTAATGATAGGAAATAAGTTACCAAACATAATTCCAAATAGTACACTATGTTGGATGGATGTTACCAAGTTAAGTTATGGTGCAAACCAAGACTTACTTAAACAAAGTGATTTATGTGTTGATGGACATATTATGGTATCTGTATTTAACTTTAGAGGTTATCATGAGTATAGTCCTTATGTAGTAGAGTATACTAATATTCTACCAGATGGTACAAGGAAAAAAGATACAACATATACTTCTGTTGATTATCTTGAAGTTATAGAGGAAATTTAATGCAGTATATCTCAGGATATGCTTTTCCTAACAAATAACAAGGGAGTTTCGGCTCCCTTTTTATTGTTTTAGCTATATAATGTAATATTTTAAACATGAAGGTAATTTATGTATGAAATTATATAATACATTTACTAAACTTTATGCATAAAAATGTTATATCAGCTGCCAAATGGCAAAGTAATTTATTTATCAATTGAGCAATTCTTAGAGCTCACTGATTTAGATGTTCAATACTTGATGTCATTAAATGCTGGTGAATATGCAATAAATCCTTTCACTGACTCTGCAATTGCAGAAAATACTAAAGAAAAATATTATGACTTTGATTATCTTTCTGATGATGAAAGCATAGATGATGTTATATCAGATGATGAACCATTTGATGATATAATAGACCTATCGGGCCCACTGGATATATAGTATTGCTAATTGCAATATGCAATACTTACTGAATTATCACTTAGAATGAGTAACTAACTGATAGTATTAAAATCTACTCAAAAAATCTATTTATTTATTTATTTACCTTTTAAATTCAAAATTATGAATACTAAAGTTGTTGTGTTATCTGACGAAACTACTGGAGCAGTAGTTAATATTTCTGAGAATAATCCTGATTGGGGTTATATCCGTGTGAAACAAACAAGAATCCTTGCTGATGAGAAATCAGGATTCTTAAGAGCTAAAACTGTAACTGCACTTATGCCAGGTCTTGTAGAAGATTTGCAAGCTGCAGATTTTTATGCAGGTCAAGCTATTACTGGTAAAATTGTTATAGAGGAGGGATTAACTCCATTTAACAAGAAAAGCCCTGAGCGTGATTTAAAAGTAGCTGGTAAAACTGGTATTGTTTGCCGTGTAGATGGTGAACCAATTTACCGTAGAACTAGATTCTCTTTTAATGCTGAAGCTGAGGATACTTACAAGCAGCATGATAATGTTGAAGAATTGCGTACTGCATATGCAAATGAGCAAGTTTCAGCAATGAGTCCTAATGAAGATTTCTCAATTGGGAAATAATTAGAACTGAAAAATAGTTATGAGAGGGGATAGGTAACTGTCCCCTTTTTTTTATGTATTAAACAAATTGTATAAAGTTATGGAAAAGTTAAAGAAAGAGATTAGAAATTACCAGATGAGATCACAAACTGTGATGTCATATGAAACAGATAAGTATTCTACTTATCAAAATTATTTGTACAAGAGAGCCTTGTACGGTCTTGATGCATTAAGCCAAGAAGAATTAGCTACAATGTGCAGTAAAAAGAGACAAAGGATTGTAAATGTTTACAAAAAAGCACAGATTGTGCTTAATAAATTTAAACAAAGATTAACTATTGCATACAGCAATAACTTCTTTGAAACATTCTTTCCTAAAAGCCCTATCACACAGTTTTTGTTATCTGAGAGTGAGGTTGATGAGAAGTTTAAAAATACTTTAACTTTTAAAGATTTAAACATCACTAAAGACCAGATTATCAGTATCTTTATTGCTGAAGGTGTGTTACCTAAAAACTTTTTAAGTTTAGAACACAACTTAAACCAATTACCAAGACTAAAAAATGATAAAGCTTAAAACATGTGATGGGTGCGGAAAACAACGGCCCATTTGGAAGAGTAGCGGAACCGGGGGATTAAAATTATGCCAACAATGCTGGAGTTGCCACAAAAGCGGAGAGGATATACAGAAACCAACAAGTTCTAATATCCCCCGCGTTTCTGCCAAAAGAGCAAAGAAGGATGCGGAATACGCTAAATTAAGAATGAAATACTTAACTGAAAATAATCTCTGCCGGGTAATGGTGAACGGATGTGGCAATGGTGCCACTGATGTTCATCATACTTTTGCTGGGTCAAACAGAGATGCATTTTATTTAGTACAAAGCACATGGATACCGGTTTGTAGAAACTGCCATGACTGGATACATTCCCACCCGAGTGAAGCTAGAACAATGAACTGGTTAAAATAAAAATTATGACAAAAGATGATATTCAATTAGAAGCATTAGCTGCAACTGATGGGAAACAAAGATGTAGTGTAGTATTAGGAACTGGTGTTGGTAAGACTTTAGTTGGTCTTAACCATATGGATAGAAATACTACTCCACTAATGAAGTGTCTTGTTGTTGCACCTAAAAGATCCATCTTTACCTCTTGGAAAGATGATGCTGAGAAGTTTGATAAGCAATACCTAATAGGGAGAATGGTGTTTACCACATATTTGAGCTTAAATAAACATAACCCGGCTGATTATGATGTACTCTATTTGGATGAATCTCATAGTTTACTTGACAGTCACCGGTCTTTCTTAGAAAACTATAAAGGAAAAATACTAGGTCTTACTGGTACACCACCTAAACATAAGAACTCAGAAAAAGGTAGATTATGTCAAGAGTTTTGCCCAACAATATTTACATTTAAAGCAGATGACGCTATTGAGAATGGAATATTAAATGACTATAAAATTATAGTTCATGAAATTGATCTTGGAACAGCTACAAACTACCAGGTGACCATGAAGAATAAGTCTTTTCTTACAAGTGAGCAACAGAACTATACTTATTGGTCTAGAAGAATTGAAGCAGGTTCCGGAAATATGCACATGCTCAGAGTAATGAGAATGAAAGCTATGATGGAGTATCCTAGTAAGGAGCGTTATGCAAAGATTCTATTTAGTAGTATCAATAGTAAATGTATTCTTTTTGCAAATACTCAGGATCAAGCAGATAGATTATGTGATCACAGTTACCATAGTAATAATAGCAGATCAGAAGATAACTTAGAAAAGTTTAAAACAGGTAAGATTTTAAAACTTTCAACTGTATTGCAGTTAAATGAAGGTGTTAATATATCTAATCTTAAACAAGGTATTATTATGCATGCATATGGTAATGAGAGAAAAGCTGCTCAAAGAATTGGTAGGTTACTGCGTCTTAATCCAGATGATAAAGCAGTTGTACATATACTATGTTATATAGGTACAATAGATGAAAAATGGGTTAAGGAAGCTTTAGAAGGATTTGATCAGACTAAGATTATGTGGAAAGATTATGGGATAAATTTATAATTATGGAAATAATAAAAGATTATAAACTAATTTTGTTAAATGATGAAGTAAATAGTTTTTCATATATCATGGCCTGTTTAATTAGATTTTGTATGCATGAACCTATCCAAGCTGAACAATGTTCATTAATTGCTGACAGTGTAGGGCAGTGTACTATCAAGTATGGTTCATACTATGCTATGGAGAATATGAAAGATCAACTTGCTGGTTTAAATATTAAAGTAAAATTAGAAGTTAATGAAGGCAATCTGTATTGATGACAAAAACCGTCCTAACAATGTACCACAACATGAGTGGATTGTTGAAGGAGAAACCTATACCATTACTAAGATAGTAAGAATGGGTCTCCAGGATAACAAGTTTGGTGTATTACTAAAAGAAGTTCAGCTAAGTTCTCAGTCTTTTCCTTATGAATTATATGATGCTGATAGGTTTATCCCATTAGATCTTAAAATATATCAAAAAGAAGAAGAAACTGTTAAAGAAGCTGATTTTGAATTAATTTAAATTTATGGAAGATTATAAAATAGAAGAAGTTATTAATGCTCTTCAGAGCTTAAATAAAAATTCCAGACAAAGATCTCTTGTAGACCAAAGAAGTTATTTATTTGGTTTATTACACCAAAAATTTGAGTTATCTGAGAAGAAAATAGCTCACCTTACAGGGTTTACTAGATCTAGAGTCAACTATGCAAGAAGAATGCCTATTCAGTTTATAGGTGATGAGTCTTATCAGCAAAATGTTTATGTGTATGCACAATTGTTTCCACATGACTTTGCAAAGTCTTATGCTTTGAAATCTCATAGACATCATACTATTAAAATAATAATTGATGATAAGACAGGAAGAAAGCTAAAAAGAATTAAAGGTATTCTTAATCATGGTGACATAAGAGATACTGTAAAACATTTATTAGACAAAAGTTTAAAGTTATGGGAAGAGTAAAAGAATTATTTATGCAAATGTATTATGCTAACAATGAAAGCATCCCTGAAGAAGCTACTATAGCTGACTTAAAAAGAATGGAAGATTTAAATATTTATGAATGGAGAGAATATGAGAGAGCTATTAAACTTAAAGAAGAAAGACTTAAGATTGATCAAAATAATCTTCAAGTACAACAAGACCAAGCTGAGAGACAAAGTCAGCAAAAAGAAATTATTAAGCAATATAAAAATAAATAATGAAGAAGGAGATTAGTATTAAAGGATCTCTTTTGTTTGCTATTGGATTACTTATAGGAATGTTTCTTGTAGGCTTTACAAAACCAACCTATATGCATATCAAAAGAGTAAGTATAAACCGTTATTTAAAAGTAAATGATTGGAAGTCAGAATCCAATCCTAAAAAGGTCAAGTACCTTGAGCATTTATACAATAATTAAAATATGAAAACATTAAAATTTGCCGGATATGTATTACTATATGTTCTAGTAATTTTCCTAATTGTAGGAACTATAAAGAATTATATATGTGTACCATTTATTAAATGATCAGTGAAACACTTTTTAAAATACACATTGGTATGGATAAGTCAAAACTTGTCCATACCATTTTGGATGGTAGGTCATGTGCATCTTAGTGTGAATGTCTATCAAGATATACATGAGGTACTAATGTCCCTAGGTATGAATATTATTGTAGCAGTAGGATTTATTATTGATTATAAACAAACAAGACATGAGAGATAGAATAACAATGTTATTACCCGCGTTTCTTTGGTTAGCAATAACCTTTGGGTACATAAGATGTATATACAAAACAGTAACTTGTAATTGGGAACCTATTGGTAAAGCAGAAGTTATCTATACTATAGGAACATTTACAGGCACCGGATTTATTATTGGGTACTTTAATATTGAAGATAAGTAAGATTTTTGGTAGATAAACGGAAATAATCCGGTTATCTGTGGTATAAATAACAAATCTGTTCATGATAAGTGGCAATTTTTACCCCATATCTTAAATAGAAATGATAACTAAACAACAAGAACAATGACAGCAAAAGAAAAAGCATATGAATTAGTATACAAAATGTATGATGAAATGTTTTACTATAAAGATGGATATAGTTCAAGTGATGCAATTGGTGCAGCCAAAAAATGTGCATTAATAGCAGTTAATGAGGTACTAGAGAATTCACATACAAATGTATTTACAAATTATTGGGAGGAAGTAAAACAAGAAATACCTAAACAATAAGAATAATGAAAATAGACCGAGAAGACTTTAATAGAAAAGCAGAGCATATTATAGAAACTGTAGTTAAACCACAGGTTAAGAAATATGAAAGACAAAGGCAGAAGGAAGAGTATTCCTTCTATGTAACAGGAGTTACAATTGCAATAGCAGTAATACTAGTTATATATGCTATGGTACAACAAGTATTTTTTAAATAAGAATAATATGGAAAAGTATCCTTTATGGGTAAACAATCTTGTTTACTTTTTAGCAGGTATTAGATTTTATAATGTATTACTAAACTTTTTATAATGGCTGATATCACATGTTGTCCGGGTACAGATTGTCCGGTTAAAGAAAAATGTTATAGATTTACAGCTCCTAAGAGTGAGTACAGACAAAGTTATTTCTTTGAAGCTCCTGGTAAAACAGAAGATGATAAGTTTACTTGTGACATGTACTGGGGAGAAAATAATGAACTTATTTGGAATCAATTAAAAGATATTGTAAATGGGAAAGATAATTCTGGAGTTTGACTCCGATGAAGAAAAAGATGAAGCTAGAACAGCTTTAGATGGTTACAAGTGGAGAGGTGTTGTCTGGGATATTGACCAAGAACTTAGAAAAATAACTAAGTACGGATATATGGGTAACAGAGAAGCTACCGAACAAGAAACTGAGGCAGCTGAAAAACTTAGAGAAGAATTAAGAAGATTATTAGAAGAATGGAACTTAAATCTAGAATGATGAGTGTAAACAAAAAAAACTACAAAGTAGTAGAAGTACAGTACGGTTATACGACCAGGTATGTTGTTAAGAAGAAATTCTTATGGTTTTTTTGGAAGAATGTTAAAGATCATACAGGTTATGATGTTGAGTCTTCTAGTAAAAGAAAAGCTCAAGCATATATTAACTTTCTGAAGTAATTTATGCGTGTTAGGAAAAGTGCAGATGAGAAAAGAAATGACACTTTAGAAAGATTTTTACCAACATTATTTGGTATTAAAAGAAGATCACATGATAAGAAGAAGGAGCTGGTATATTCACACAAGGCTTATACCAGTCCTGTTTATAGTGTAGTAAAAAAAATGGTATTTTTCTATATGGAAAAAGATATTAGATTAGAAATAGAATCTCTGACAGCAAAGATTGCAGCAGAGCATTATGAGATTACAAAAGATGTAGATAGTAATTTAAACTATCTATGGTATATGTACCATATGGGTACTAAAGCAGGTACATTCAAGCCATTTGTTTATATGGCTGAGTTACAGTTGCTAAAAAGAATGGGTTACACAAATGATAAAGAGGTACAAAACATGATTAAGATGCTTGAATCTGATGATGAGGAGAATGTACATCTTGTTACTCTTGCTATCAAGAACTATAGAGACCTAAGAATCCAAGAATATGGTGAGTATTGTAAAGTAAGTAAGCATTATGCAGATATTGCAAAGAACTATGCATTTGAGGTACTTAACCATGAAGTATTTATGACTACAATGGCTGTTAAGTAATGTCTAAGATAATGAAAGAGTTTGTCATCAAGGAGATGAGACTTAAAAACAAAGACATTGCAATTATGCTACCTAAAGCAGTAGCCGGTTATATTAGAACTAAATATAAGTGCTCTGCTCATTTAGCAAGAGAAATAACTAAAGAACTAACCAATGACAGAAAATGATTTAACAGACTTAGGCTTTAATAAAGTGGAAGTCAAAGACTTAGAGAGTCAGAATGGATATGATTACTATTATTATACCTATGAAGTATTTAACAATCTTACACTGATCTCAATAGATAGTGACAGAGTAGAGAATGGTCAATGGTATGTATATAACTTAGAGTGGCCGGATCAGTTCAGAATGCATGATAAAGAACATGTTATTCATTTTCTTGAAACTGTAAATCCTCATCCACATCCCCATCATGCTTAGACATGACCTTAGCTTTTTCAGCTAAAACATTAAAGATAACAAGGGTGGCAGCTGATTTCCAGCATTCATCTATTTTTTCAGAAATAATATCCAAAGGAGCAGGGGTAGTTAATACTTCTCCTGTTCTTAAATGGATTTTTGTACCAGCATCAGGATTCATGACATTGACAAAAGACACTCTAGTTATGTGAGTTACATTAAGGTGCTCAATATATGGGCCCTCTTTGTCTCTGAATTCTATGGGTAGAAACATTATAGTATGATATTACCTTCTATTTTGTAATTTTTTACTGAAACTTTATCTTTAACTCTTTTCATTATGGCAAACCCATGATTCCATTCATTGATTTCCATATACTCAGGAGCAAGATCACACATGCAGCCTAAACTATATGCTTTGATTGAAGTTGGCTCACCTACTCCATAAACTCTCTGTGAGCTTTCACTAGACTTATGGAAGTGATTCACTATGGAATTAGATTTAAGTCTCATTAGAAGTGTCCTAGCGGGTACTACACCACCAGCTCCGGGGATTTTATCTCCGTGCTCTATGGTATAGTCACCAAATACTACTTTACTTCTAAAAGGTATGAACTCTATTCTGTATTCTGCAACATGTAGAATAACATCTAATCTGAACTCATCCATGTCTAATAGCTCTGATGCCTTAATTCTTAGGTATCTTTCAAATCTATTCTCATGGTTACCTGTAATGTAATAGATGGGAATATCAGGGAACCTATCTCTAATATAAGCCAGGAATTCTTTTCCTGCCTCTATCTCATCTTTAAAATGTACTACTCTTGGGTCTTTCTCATGAAAAGAAAGCTGATAGAAGTCTAATAAGTCTCCATTAATTAAAATAGAGTCTACTTTTTCTTCTTCAAACTTACTAAACATAGTTTCTAAGGCTGTATTATCATGAAATGGTATGTGGACATCTCCAAATATACCTAATCTCATACACCCTGTAGGGAAGGTAAATTGGTTACGTGTTTTTGTGTGTGATTCTGGTAAACTAAGCTTATTTTGCATAACTTTGGTCTTTAGTTCTTTTAAGAATTTATTGTGGGGACCCTGGCTCATGTGAGTTCTTTGTTTTTTACCTGTTTGTCCTCTATAGTATCTTACTCTAGTATAGACAACTTCAAATGATGTAAAAAATGCAGTATTTTCTGCATAAATTTTTCTGGCTAAAGTTTTAGAAGGAGCTTCTGGGAATTTTTCCAAGTACTCAAAAACAATTTCTGTAGTTTTCAGAACAGTGTTTCTTTTAGTAACGGCTTTTGTCATATATATATTAATATACAAAAAATAATCAATATGTTTACTGTAAAACTAGTTAAACAGGATGGCAAGTTAGTTTATCCTAATGATAAATCAAAGTTAAATTATCAAATATTTCTTGATAAACTTCCTGAAGGACAGGAGGTAGAAGTATATATGGGACCTACATCAAGTGATAAAAGTGTGGCCCAGCTTGCAAAAGTGCATGCATGTATAAGAGCATTAGCCTCAGAATCAGGCTATACTTTTGATGAGATGAAAACTCTAGTAAAACAACAATCTGGTCTATGTTATGATGGAGGAGATGCAATTATGTGCAAATCCTTTGCAGAATGTAGTAAAGATGAACTAGCACTAGCTATTGAAGCTTGTATAGAAATTGGTCAGATGTATAATATGAACCTTACTTAGAAAGTGTAGGTGCTACATATCCTTCATCACCAGGTTCAAGAATTTCTTTTTCTGTATATAAATTTTCAGTTTTAAACTGAGCTTCCATTTCAGCTAACAAAAGAGCAACTGTATAAAAAGATCTTTGAAGATCATCAAGATCAACATATGACTTTGTCATTATATCTTTAAGATATTCTTCTGTTTGATTATTTTTGCCAATGTTTTGGTAAATATAAAAAGACAAAGCCTTAGTCATCATATAAAAACTTTTGTTGACTTGGATTGACACAACTGCGTCATCTTTAATTTCTTTTACTGTGATTGCCATAAACTTAATTTTAAACAAAAATATGAAACAAAAATTAGATATAGAAGAAATTAAACAAAAAATGTTTGAAAAGTTAGAACCTTCAGGATGGGGTAAGGTTTTTAAACCATTTATATTTAGTGGAGACTTTGATAATATCATTACACAGTTAGCTCAGACAGCTAATGATGGGCAAAGGTTTACTCCTACCCTAAAAGACATATTCAAAGCTTTTGAAGAATGTCCTTATGATAAACTTAAGGTAATCCTTGTAGGGCAAGATCCATATCCTCAATTTGGTGTAGCTGATGGCATTGCATTTAGTTGCAGTAAAACAAATCAACTACAACCTAGTCTAAGATATATGTTAAGTGAAGTTAATGTTACTTTATATGGTGGTCATCCTGTATCAACTGATGTTGATTTAACTAGATGGGCAAACCAAGGTATACTAATGCTTAATACTGCTCTTACAACTACAGTTAATAAAATTGGTCAACACTATAAGATATGGCAACCATTTATAGCATATCTCTTTGATTATCTTACATTGAATCATAATGGATTAGTCTATGTTTATCTTGGTAAACAAGCTAAAGAATGGGCTGATGCAATAAGTGAAAACAATTATAAGTTTTTCTTATCTCATCCTGCAAGTGCAGCTTATAATAGTAGCAAGTGGGATTCAAAAAATGTATTCTTAGAAACTCAAGTAATTATTAAACAAAATTATAATGAAGACTTAATCTGGTAACATGACAGAAATATTTAATAGACTTATACAGGAGAACATTACTCCTAATGCTTACTATATCTTGCATTGCATTAAAGAAAAGGTTGTACCAAAAAAATTTGTAAACAAAGAGCTTGAATGCAAAAGATTACAAAATGATGAATGGTTAACTGAAAATTTGCAACTTACTAGTAAAAGTATTATCTTTATGGAAGAAATTAGTGGATTCTTTAATAGAACTACTAAAAAGGTCTCAAAAGATTTAATGGGTGCAGAATTTATGCAAAAGATCCAGGAATATGTTAACATATTTCCTAACAGGAAACTGTCCTCTGGAAAATATGCAAGAACAACTGCAAAAAATCTTGAAGGTGCCTTTAAATGGTTTTTTACAACATATGATTACGATTGGGAGATTATTCTTAAAGCTTCTGAAAAATATGTAAAAGACTATGAACTTAGAAATTTTGAATATATGAGAACATCACAATATTTTGTGAGAAAACAAAGTCTTGACAAATCATTTGAATCTGAATTAGCAAATTACTGTGAGTTACTCAAAACTACTCCAGATGTTGATCATGTTTATTTTAGTGAAGATGTAGTATGAGAAGTAAAACAGAGTTTAGTACCTTTTTGTTATTTATAGCAATCATAGGTACAATATTAGCTTGGTGCATAACTGATCTATTTATTATAACAATTTCTTTTTGGCAGTTTTTTCTAATTGAACTTGTTATAAGTGTATTCCATGCTTTTTACAATAAAGCAAAAAATCAGTATAAACCAATAAAATAAATACAATGGCTGAATTATTTAATGGAGCAAGGGCTCTCATTCCTGTAAGTGAAAGACAAGCATTAGAGAAAGCTCTAATAAAAATGCGTGCAAGAAGGAACGGAGAAGTAAAATCTCTTAAGAGTGCTTGGCCCAAGTTTAATGATGCTTTTTGTGATGGATTAGAATGGAGAACTATCACCGTAGTTGGTGCTAGACCGGGAACAGGTAAAACTTTATTCATGGAACAGTTGATTAGTGATATTATAGAACACAATGCTGACCAAGAATTTAGAGTTTTAAAGTTCCAGATGGAAATGGTTGATGAAACCAGTGGTGTAAGAAAATTTAGTCTGAAAACAGGTTCTGATTACAATACATTAATGAGTAAAGGAAAACAAATAGATAAACATATCTATGAAAAATGTTTAGAGTATTATCAAAAAACTGCTGCTAAAGATATAGTAGAAGTAGTATATGATGCATGTACAGTAGATGAAATGTGTGCAACTATTCATTATCATATGAATAAACACAAGAAAGAAGATGGGACTTACCCAAACATGCTAGTTGCAATTGACCACTCTGCACTATTCAAAAAATCTAGAAATGAAAAAGACAAGTTTGAAATGCTTGGTTCATTAGGTGAGGCACTCACTATGATGAAAAAGCATTATCCTGTTGCCTTTGTAGTTCTCAGTCAATTGAATAGAAACATTGATGACCCTAAAAGGTCTGAAGAAGGAACTTACGGTAATTATGTATTAGATTCTGATATATATGGTTCTGATGCGTTGTTGCAACATGCTGATGTAGTATTAGGTATTAATAAGCCTTCAATAAGGAAGATCAGAAATTATGGTCCAGAAAAGTATATTATTAGTGACACAGATGTATTAGTCTTTCACTTTTTAAAATCAAGAAATGGTACCACACGTATAAGCTTCTTTAAGCTTGATCGGACTACAATGAGAATTATTGAGATTGATACTCCACCAACGGCAACAAAACAAAAATTAAGTACAAATTAAAAAAAAGTTATGAGTTTAAGACAACAAAAAACATCTGAATTCTATGTGCAGCACATGGAAACATTCAGAAAGTTGGGGATCATGGATCCATTCTTTGTAATTAAGACTGCATTTTTCCAGAAAGGTAAGTATGGAAGACAGGTTCAATTCTTTGAATGGGAATTAAAGAAAGATGAGGACATTTATGTTGAATTTTATGACAATGTAACTGATGCAAGTGGAAAGACAGTAGATCATATACCTTTTCATGATGACAGAATACTTTGTAAATATAAAGTCAACCCTCATTTTGCTGAAGAGTATGAGAAAAAAGAAAATACCAATCAAAGTACTGGTGAGTCTTATTTTACTTATACTGTTCCATTAGCTGAAATGATTACTATTAACTTAGATGGAAGAGAAATGGCTTACCCAATGTATGAGAAAGCTAAAGAGTCTCCTTCTAAGGAAGATGCTGGTATGCCGAGATTACAGAACAGTTTAGTTTTCCCAAATTTTGAGGAAGACCTGATTAAGAAACCTGAAGAAGTAAAAGAACCAACCCTAGAAGATTTACTAGTGGGAGATGATACACCTATTTCAGATATGACAATCAGAGATGTTGCTGCTATTCTATGGAAAAAGCCTGTAAGTAATAAATTATGGTTAAACTCTTTAATTAACAGACAATGAGTATAATACTGCCAACAAACAAAGTAAAGGGAGGACGTGTAAATCCCAAGAGAATAGTTATCTATTCTAAACCAAAGACTGGTAAAACCACAGCGTATGCTGGTCTTGAAAATAATCTAATATTAGATTTAGAAAACGGAACTGATTATGTAGAAGCTCTGAAAGTAAAAATTAATAATCTACAGGAATTACTTGACACTGGTAAAGCTATTAAAGAAGCAGGATGTCCTTATAAATTTGTTACTATAGATACAGTAACAGCATTAGAGGAAATGATTATGCCTTTAGCAATTAAGCTTTATAGACAAACACCAATGGGTAAGAATTTTGATGGCACTAGTGTTATCACTCTTGCAAATGGTGCAGGATATTTATATATCCGTCAAGCTTTCTTTCAAGTTTTAGATTTTATTGATACCTTAGCGCCCCACATTATTTTATCTGGTCACATTAAGGACAAGCAGGTAGATGATAAAGGTGAAATGGTTATGTCAGCAAACATTGACTTAACTGGTAAAATTAAATCTCTTATCTGTGCACAAGCTGATGCAATTGGTTATATGTACAGAAAAGGAAATAAGACTATTTTGTCTTTTAAAACAAATGAAGAAGTTACTTGTGGTGCTAGGCCAGAACACCTTAGAAATGAGGAGATAGTAATAAGTGAAATGGTAGATGATGTCCTAACAACAACATGGGACAAAGTATTTGTGTAACAATTAAAAATAAATAAAAATGGGATTAAGTACAACTGATTTAAGCACTGGAGGTTCGGGCCTTCCAAAAACATTAGCTCCGGGTAACCACACATTGAAAATTAATAATATCCATTTGGATGATTATTCATTTATTCCAGGTGCTAAACATTTAATGCTAAATGTAGAGGGTGAACCAATTGAAGGTTTTCAAGGTTTTATGATTGACAAAGATGATGAAAGCAAGGGCCATTATGCAGGTCAAATTGGTAGAGTAAAAGCAAGTCAATATGCATTTGCAGATGGAGAAACTAAAACAGGAATTAAGATTCAGAGAGATAGATCTATCATGATGTTCTTACAGAACTTATGTAAGACTATTGGAATCAATGACTGGTTTGTTGCTCAAGATAATTTGCATGATACAATTGAAGACTTAATTAAAGCATTCAATGAAACTGCACCATTCAAAGACAAGTTTTTTGAATTTTGTATTTCAGGTAAAGAGTATGTTGGTAAAACAGGTTATACAAATTATGATTTGTTCTTACCAAAATCTGATAAAGGCAGATATGCATATGGTGAAATTGAAGGTGGTAAGGTTTTAACTTTTGATGAGAAAACACATCTTATTAAAGCTAAAGTAACTGAAGTTAATAACTTTGGTGATGATGATGATATTAGTATTCCAACTAAAACATCATCTGACTTTTCACTTGACTAAGAAATAGTTTAATTAAAGGAGGGTCAGCAATGGCTCTCCTTTTTTATTTATCAAAATATTATGATTTCAACAAAGAACTTAATTTCCAAAATTACTGATGTTCCTGTAGAATGGGTTTATGAATATTACCTAAATTTAAATGAAAGACTTAATGGACAAGACATAAAAATCTTATCCGTATTTAATCCAAAAGATAAAGTACCTTCAATGTGTGTTTATAGCAAAGATGGTACTTATAAATTTAAAGATTTCTCTTCTAGCTTTCAAGGTGATAATGTTGAACTAGTAAAGTATATGTTTAATCTAGAACATAGATGGCAAGCAGCAAATAAAATAACTAGTGACTATCAAGATTATGTTGTAGATAATAATAGAAGATATACAACTGAAACAATAGATCAAGATAGATATAAAGTTGTTGATTATGAAATGAGGCATTGGCAAGAACATGATCAAAAGTATTGGACAAAATTTAATATTGGCTCTAAAATGCTTGATTTCTATAATGTTATTCCACTTTCTTATTATGTAATGGAAAAAAATCAAGCTGATGGTGAAGTAAAGTCTTTTAAGCATGCAAATGGTTATATCTATGGTTATTTTAAAAATGATGGTACTCTGTACAAGATTTATAAACCAATGGATAAAGAAAGAAAGTTTACTAAAGTTCAAAACTATATTCAGGGCTCAGAACAACTAACATTTGACAAGAAGTATCTAATAATAACATCTTCCCTAAAAGATTTAATGACACTCAGAAAACTTCAAATAAATGATGTTGAAACATTAGCTCCAGATAGCGAGAACAGTATGCTTCCTGAAACTACCATGTCTAAGCTGATCCGTCAGTATAAAAAGATCTTTGTGATATTTGATAATGATGAACCAGGTATTAAAGCTGCAAAAAGATATCATTTAAAGTATGAGATTCCATATATTATATTACCAATGGAAAAAGATTTATCTGATTCAGTTGCAAAACATGGTATTGATGAAGTTAGAAATGTATTATTACCTTTATTAAAAGAAAGATTATGAGTTGGATTTATAAAGGCAAGGAGTTTGATGAATCATGTATACCAAACGGTAGTATTGGATTTATTTACCGTATGACAGCAATCATACAGCATAAGTCTGTTGCATACATTGGTAAGAAGAACTTTTTTGCTAATATAAAAAGACCTTTAGGTAAAAAAGCTTTAGCTCTAACTACAGATAAAAGACTAAAGAAGTATACCCGGGAGCTCAAACCTGACTTCATGAAATATTATAGTAGTAATGCAACTCTTAAAGCTGCTCACAAAGAAGGAGTAATAATCAAAAGAGAGATCTTGTTAATATGTTACTCAGCTACAGAATTAACTTATCAAGAAGTAAAGCACCAGTTTAAATATGAGGTGCTTGAAAAAGATGAATACTTAAATGCCAATATTCTTGGCAGATTTTACAAAACAAAATAATTATGACAGAAAATGATATGACAGGCCTTCTACTTAAGTTGGCTGACCTTGGTGTGACCGGAATTAAGATATTTTATTCAGGTGGTGGAGACAGTGGTGCTCTTGATGATATTGTATATACAACAAAAGAAATAGAAGATATTGAAGATATCAACTATTTAGAAAACTTTGGTGATCATGTTTATTATTTAAAAGATCTTGACTCAGCACTTAATCAAGATATAGAAAACTTTGCTACAGAACAAATATTAAGTGATATTGAAGATTGGTGGAATAATGATGGTGGTTATGGAGTAATGCTTATTGCTGTTCCTTCCGGTAATTATAAAATTGACAACACTATTTATATTACTAATACTGAAGAATATTATCATGATGGTAATTTAATTAATCAAACTTTAGACTAATGTCACATCCATATGAACATGCAAAATCATCAGCTAGAAAGTTTGGTGGTGTAGCAACAGATTATTTGGAGATACATGAATGGTATGATGAAACTAAAGCATGGATTGGGCATAGTAAGCACAGAATGTTTAGACATCACTCAGAAGGTATTTTTGAATGTGAGAAAAAATTTGGTATTATGATTACAAATTCTGATAATAAAGATGTGTATGTAAGATATGTTGGTGAACAACATGTAAAAGAAGATTGCAATGGATATATTCCTACTGCAAAAGAATGGGTGGATAATATAAATAAACCTACAGAGTGGATGATTAAAACCTTAAAAATTGAAGACTAATGATTTTTAACAAAGAAGAAACAAGAAACTTATTAAACATGTTAAGGTCACCTGATGATGAAAATGCTGTAATAGCATTTGAATCTTTAAAAAATGTTGACATAAAGGCATATATTGGAGAACTAATTTTATTATATAAGTTTGGTAAACAAACAAATGCTGTTTGGGAAGCTAATTGTCCTAAGTGTTTTACTGCTATAAATAAAGAAATAGATATAGATAAAACATTATCTACTGGTGAATGTCTTTCAGCCATGACATTTAATAAAGTTAGTATGTATTCTATAGAGCTTTTTATGGAATTATTTACAGAAAATATGGTTGGCTTTTTAGGTCAAATGGGATATCCTGTTGACAAATTTGATATAATATTAAAACTAAAAGATGGACAAAGCACAAAGTCTTAGTAAGACAGCAAAAGAACTAATGTTAAAAGAGCCCTATTATGGGTTCTTTCTACTAATGCTAAATAAATTATGGGACAGTAAAAAAGTT